GCTCGTTCGTTTTCGTGTGCACTGCGCGCTGGTAGCGTTTGAGGCATTCGAGCAATCGTGCCGTCTTCACGGTGTCGAAGTAGCAGCGTGGGAACAGCATGCGAGCCGACTTGATGCCCTCTTCCACATCCAACGCCGCCAGGCATGTCACGCTGCGCCGCCCGAGCTCACGCAGCAGCATCTCCGCGTTCTTGCCCGTCTGCGGGTTCTTCGTCTTGCCGTCGTGAGGCAGATAGTCCGTACCCCAACGGTACGGCCGCTTCTCCAGTTCCCGGACGTACCAGTCATAGGTGCGGTGGCTGTCTTCGATGTAGTCGATGATCGCCACGGCCTGGGGCGAAATCTGAACCATGAGGATCGTCATGGCGTCGTTCCAGCCGAGATCCCACACGGTATGAACCGGGCTTCTTGGGTCGTAGGCCACACGAGCGGCCCGCTGATCGGCGTACAGCGCCTCAACCTCGTGCCGGTAAATAGCTCCAGCCGCCACCCTGCGAGCCTTACCCTCCCAGATGTGGGCATAGTCCTCGGCCAACATGGAGCGCTTGGCCTTCTGGCGCTCGTCCTCCAGCACCTGCGGAAACCACGGATTGTCCCGCCAGTTGATCTCCACACACCATGTGTCATCACTGACCGAGGCGACGAACCGGGTGTACACCTCATCGGTTTCCATGTCCGGGTTCATCGTGATCCAGATTTCCGACCCCTCCTTGCGGATCGTGGGGATCAGGATGTCCAGAGACTTCTTGGCGATGCTTTGGCCTTCCTCGATCCAGACGATATCGATGCCTTCGTAAGATTTGATGGAATCGACCGTGTGAGCCTGTAGGCCAGAGAACAGGAACAACGTGCCATTAGCCCCGCGTATTTCTGTGTCCAACACCTCATAGAACCCCGTCAAACCCATCTTCACGATGTAGTCCCTGAGCAACCGGTGCACTGAGTCGCGCATGGACTTCTGGATTTCTCGGGCGCACAGGATGCGCAGCGGTTTGCGCGCCGCCATCTCAAGCAGCACCTGGGCCACCGTGTGCGACTTGCCACCACCACGCCCGCCGCGCATCACCTTGTACCGGCGCGGCTGGTACAAGCCGGCCAGCTTCTCCGGCACCTGGATGTTGATTGCGATCCTGGGCTTGGCGATTGCCGATGCGATGCTCATTCGTCGCCCTCCTGGCGAGGCTTCGCAGGGACCAGCGTTACCGTGCTCTCGACCTTCACCGCGCCACCATCAGCACCCGTCAGTGCGTTTTCCACCTTATCGCGCCACAGATCGGGGCGGCGGTTCTTGAGCCAGAAAATGGCCGCCGTGGTGTCCGGGGGGTAATGCTTGATCGTCGGCGTGATGACGATGGAGTGGTCAACCACCCGAATGTCGTCCTCGGGGTGCTCGTAGCCGGTTGCGCGGTGGAACAGCTTGCTCGCCACCTCGGCGTCAGCAATGACCTTCCCCTTTTTTATGGACTCAAGAAAATCAGGCTTGGCCTGCTTCCATGCATTGATGGTTTGCTCTGAGACCTCGAATGCTTCGGCCAGCTCCTTGTCCGTAGCTCCCAACTTCGTCAGCTTTAAAGCCCATTCGGCGTACTCGTCCCGATAGCTCGTCGGACGGCCTGGCGCGGGCATGGCTTTACCTGCGTCCTTTCTGGCAGCAGGCGTCTTCTTGGCGGGGGCTATTGCCTTATTCGGCGCAGGGCGCTTGCCCGCAGGAGTAGTTGCCATGCCCGGGAGTGTTCCGGGCATGGTCCAGGTAGTCGAACCCTACGCGGGGGGGCGGCTAGTCCGGCACCTCTTTGCCATACCGGCTGGAGACCAGCGCCCGCATGGCAGCAATCAGGGGAGTCCGGCCCTCCTGCCAGGTGCCGCGTGAATCCTCCGAAGACACCACCGCGCACCAAATCCATCCCTTGCCGGGCATCGGAGCAACGTGGATGTGCTCCTTCTCGATGATGGGCCGGTTTCAGCCCAGGAAGTTGAGTAGGGAGGGCCGGGCGGCTTTCCGATGACCTTGGCGGCCCAGGTATCTAGAGTGGCGCCGCTGAGTTCCGAGACTTTCATGGCGCCATTGTCAGGCTTCCAGCAGATCCATTTGAGCCGGATCGGCCTCCAGCCTTGCTTGCAGACCCTCCACCTTCCGCTGCAGCTTGCGCACCTGCTCCAGTAGCTGCATCGTCTGGTGAGTGTGCTCTATCACTGCAGTCTGAGCGGCGGCGCCTGCGGCGACAGGAGCCACCTGGGTGCGCCACTCGTGCGGGTTAAACGCCATCACCATGTCGCCCTTCTCCAGCTTGACGTGCCCAGTCGGCATCACAGTCACGCTGATAGGCTCGCTGGGCTCATGTCTCTGGCACGGCCGATACACCCCCCGCTCGGGGCACCAGATCTCATCCCGCTCCTTGAGCTCCTTGATGCAGTCGTTCACCGTGACCGTCTTGAGCCCGGTCTGGCGGACGATGGAGGCACAGGTGATCTCCATCTCTTGGTCGTACAAGGCGTGGATGGCCTCCAGTACCTGGACTCGGCTACTGCGCTTTTCGGTGAGGTTCTTGTCGGTCATAGGCATCCTCCTGGGCGAGCAAGGGCGAAAACGCTGTTTGGCTGTGTGCGCAGGGCGTGCGCTATCGTGGTCTCCGCGGACGCAGGTGGCTCTGCCTGTGGTTGCGGCTGCTTCGGCTTTGGCGGCCGTACCAACTCACGCCACCCGGTGACCGCCTCATAGCGGATCTGGCGGTTCGACCTGTCAGCGGTCATGAGTCCGAGGCCAACGGCCCTGCTGCAGTACTTGGCCACGTTGGCGGACTCGACTCTGCCGGACATGGCTAGGCGGATTTCGGTTGTGTTGGCTGTGCCACGACTTTCGGTGATCTCAAGCACCTCGCGGATGCGGTGGCCTACTGGGCGTCCCACTTCTTCATCTCCTTGAGCTTGGCCTTGTGCTCCCGCCAGATGGCGTCGATCTCGTCGCTGGTCAGATCGCGGCGGGCGTTGTCGCATTCCAGGGCTTCCACGTAGGCCAGCCCGTAGCGTTCGATCAGTCCCAGCCTGTAATTGATCTGGTTGCCGTGCAGGTGGGTGTTGCAGGGCTGGCATTGCTTGTGAATGTTCCGGGTGTCCAGCGCCAAGTGCTTCGCGGCTCCGCGGCTCCGGTAGTGCCCGGCATGCCATTGGCCTTCGTGGTGCCGGCCGCAGGAGATGCATGGCAGATCGGCATCGCGTGCGCGCACGTAGGCGTTCACCGCAGCCTGGGCGCGGGCGTGGCGCTCGCTGCGGGTCATGGCCTTTTCCTTGCGCTTGCGCGTCTCTGCCAAGTCCGCCTTCGCGGCAGCCTTCTCTGCCGCCTTCTGCTTGCGCAGGTCCTTGTACGCGCACTTGGGGCTGCAGATGTTGTGCAGCGTGGTGCGCGGGACGAAGAGCTGTCCGCACTGCTTGCAGGGGCGGGCCTTGGGCTCGAAGGGCTTCATTTGCGCTCCTGCCATACCAACACACAACCCACCACCAGGCAGATAACCGCCAGCCATGCAGCAACGTCTGCCCTGACATGCGGAGCGGCAATGATTGCCGCGCCCAAAAATTGATACTCGCTGGGCTTCATCAGTGCATCCCCTTTGCGCGGCCGGCTGCAACCATCTGCTGCGCGATTCGCATCGATTGCGGGCTGACCGGCTCCAAGCCCCGGTCGGACTGCCCATTCCGGTAGCCGTGCCAGTAGCTGGCACTTTTCTGGGTGTAGTCCACGGCGATGTAGCCCAGGCCAGCGCGGTAGCCAGACAGACATTCGTCGTCGTTGATCTGCGCGAGATCGGTGATGGGTTCGATGTATTCACTCATCGCACGATCCCCCTTGCGATCAAGTACTTCTGGTAGGGGGCGCGGATCAGTTGATTGAACTTGCGTGCGGCCACTTGATCGATGTCGAGCTCCTTGCGCGAAGTGATCGTGCAAATTGATTCCAGCACTTGTTTGGCGCCAAGTTCGCTCTTCACCTCGCCGCCGAATTCGCGGCGCAAAAAACCCCAGAACTCCGGCTCCTTGCACCATTGCACTGCGCGCCAGCAGAGGTCACCCAGGGGCTCGCGGGCAGAACGCGGATTCGCGCTTTGCTTTGAAATCAATGGGTTAGGCAAAACCGGCTGCTCGTCATCCCCGATCTGCACAAGCACGGCCATGAACCGCTTTCCGTCCAGGCCCTTGAACTTGTCCAGGTCTGCGGATTCGGCCAAGGCGAATGTGACCTGTACGCCCTGTGTGCTGCTTTCTGACCAGCGACGGAGTTGGACTTCGCCTTGAAAGGCGGGAGTGATGCTGTCAGTCATGCGTGTACTCCATTTCCACCGGGCCAAACACGATCAGGCCGGCCGGCACGCGACAAGCCCAGTTCAAGACCGCGACGAATCCGGCCGTCACAGGAGTGCATTCGGCCAACTGGCGCAACGCTTGGTAGCGGCTCATTCGAGCGCCCCGTGATAGCGCCGAACCGGCAGCGGCGTGAGCTGGCTCACATGGGCCAGGGTTGCGGGATGCAGGGGCCAGGGCTGTTCGCGGTCGATCAGCGCAACTCTGATGACGCCACAGCCGTTCTCCAGCGCCAGGTATTCGTCTTGGCCGAATGCGTAGCGCTGGCCCTGGTGGGCTTTGGTGCAGCCGGTCATGCTGGTACCTCGTCGCGGCTGGGCGCGGGAAGCCACGCAAGGCTTTCATCCAGCGCGTCGTCTCCAGGATCGCGGATGGGGCGCAGGCAATCATCGGCAACCCATTGCCACTCCCAAACCGTCGCGGCATGGCTGATCCCATCGACCAGATGCCAGCCAGCCCGGCCGCGAATCACCTCCAGCCGCATGCACTGCACGATTCGTCCCAGCATCCATGCGTTCTGTGGATCAGTGATGCGGCAGACCATCGCCAAATCCCCGGGCTTGCAGTTCATGTCCCTACCCTCCATTCCTTGGCCGTGAGGCCGACAACTTGCCCAACCACACTGCGCGGGCATTGACCACATCCGGTGCAGCTTCCTTGTGTTTTGGGCAAGTGTGCTGTGGTGGATATGTGGTCCAGGGAGCGCGCATCGGAGCGCACTCGCCGAAGCCGTGCTTCGCCATGGGCAGTTGCTTCCCGGCGCTGGTCCGTAGGAGCCAGTGGACGCATGTGGCGCATGTCATGCATTCGCGGCCTCCGAGAACAAGTCGCCAGTGATCCAGAGCGCGTACACAATCTGGCTGTCCGGGACCGCGCCTCCTGCGCGCACGAGGTCCAGCAAGTGGTTTGCCTCTGCGCGGGTCATGCGATCTCCTTTGGGGCGAACATCAGATCCAACCGGCGCAGCTCTGCCGCCTCATCTCCACCTGCAGTGGCCACAGCATTTGCAATCGCCGCCTTGAGCCCATCAAGACTCATGGGCAAATCGACAAAGCCGGTTTTCCGGTCGATAGCCTTGCGCGCGTG